TTTTTGCAAAAAAGCATTCCAAATTTCTTTTTCATATGTTATCATAACACAAATTTTTCTTTACTGAGGAATAAGGGAAAATTAGCGCCAGGGCTTCGGGGATTCCCCTAGCTGACGAGGTAAACAGTTATCGAAAGATTCGGCGGATGCTGTTTCGGAGTAGTGCATCGTAAAAGAAAGAAAAAAAGCGAAATCAAGATCGTAACAAAAGCTTTCTTCGCACAATAAACAATTAAATAGGAGTAAAATACTATGTGCGGTATTGTTGGTTTTGTTGGGCAGGGGAATACGAAGGATATTCTACTGTCCGGTCTTTCGCGTCTTGAATACAGAGGCTATGATTCTGCCGGAATAGCTCTATATTCTCATCCTTTTACTGTGGTAAAATCTGTAGGTAAATTGGAAGAATTGAAAAAAAAGGTTGTTGCTTCCAAAGAATGTGATTTTCCCTGCTCTATGGGAATCGGTCACACACGTTGGGCAACTCATGGTAAAGCTGACGAAAAAAATTCTCATCCACACTTATCTATGAATAAAGAGGTGGTGCTGGTTCATAACGGTATTATTGAAAATTTTGCAGATTTAAAGAACTTTTTACAAGAAAAAGGATACAGTTTCTACTCAGATACCGATACCGAGGTTGCTGTAAACCTGATTGAATATTTTTACTTGAAAGAAAAGAATATTTTAAAGACTCTCTTCTTAGTGCAAAGGGAGTTGAAAGGTTCTTATGCCTTTGCAATTATGTTCGAAGATGATGAAAATACTCTTTATGCAATGAGAAAGGACAGTCCTTTAATTGTAGGAAAAGGTGAAAATTCTTTTTATATTGCCTCAGATATTTCCGCATTTTTGGACTATACAAATGAAATATATGCCTTGGAAAACAAGGAGATTTTAACCCTTTCCGAAAATGAAATACATATTTATAACAAAAATAAGGAAGAGGTAAAACGCTCTTCCGGTATAGCCGATCTTGATCAAAGCCGAATTCATAAAGGAGAATATCTGCATTTTATGGAGAAGGAAATCTTTGAGCAACCACAGGCTGTAAAAGATACTTTACTTTATGCCTGTGGCAAAGAAAATGATGACTTTTCCTATGAGGCCTTCTCTATGAGTGAAAAGGATTTCCGGGATATCTCAAGAGTCAGAATAATCGCATGTGGATCTGCATACCATGTAGGCTATGTATTAAAGTCAGTTTGTGAAAGCCTGGCAAGAGTTCCGGTACAGGTGGAACTTGCAAGTGAGTTTCGCTACAATCATCCGATTTTAGAAGATGGTGAACTGGTTATCAGTATAAGCCAGTCAGGAGAGACTGCGGATACTTTAGCTGCAGTAAAAGAAGCAAAGAAATTGGGAGCAAAAACTCTTTCTATTGTAAATGTCAAAGGATCTGCAATTGCAGTAGAATCCGACTTTGTCTTTTATACGCAGGCAGGACCTGAAATTGCAGTCGCCACTACAAAGGCATATAGCTGTCAGCTTGTTGCAGGTTACATTTTCTCCCTGCTTTTAGCTAAAGCAAAGGGTAAAATTAAAGATGAAGAAGCTCGAAGCCTCAAAGATGAACTTTTCCTTCTCCCCGGTAAGATTCAACAATGTCTTTCCCTGGATGGCGAAATCCTACCTATGGCAAAGAAGCTGAAGGACTCAGACAATATTTTCTTCCTTGGAAGAGGTCTTGACTGGGCCATCTCCATGGAAGGAGCTTTGAAGCTTAAAGAAATCAGTTATATTCACTGTGAAAGCTACAGCAGCGGTGAGTTAAAGCATGGTACAATAAGTCTAATAGAAAAAGACAGTCCTGTGATCGCGCTTCTCTCCCAAGAGGAACTAGCCGGAAAAAGTATTTCAAATATTCACGAGGTAAAAAGTCGCGGTGCAAAATGCTTTGCTCTCACAATGGAAAATATTTCTATAGATGAGAATGACTTTGTACAAAATCTTAGTGTACCAAGTACCCATCCTCTCTTTGCCGGAAGCCTTTTGGTAGTTCCACTGCAATTCTTATCCTATCAGGTAAGCCTCTTAAAGGGATTAGACCCTGATAAGCCGAGAAATCTGGCAAAGTCTGTTACAGTAGAATAAACAATAAATTTTAAAATCGAGTACAATTATTCAAAGTCTACGACTGCTTAAGTTGTAGACTTTTTTATATTCATAATTTTCAACCTTTTATTAAAACGCAAAAAACTCCGAAACATTGTTTCGGAGTGTAATATTGCAATACCTGATTATCTCTTTGAGAACTGGGGCGCTCTTCTCGCTAGTACTAATATCTGCTCTGTTATGATCATTTCTCCATGCCTTTCTTACTGAAATGTACGGTGTTAATGCATCCAGAAAAACACAATCCCATTGCAATACCAGAATTTATTCTCATCGTAAACCTGCATATAAACCAAGCATTACAAATGTGTAGATTGAAAGACCTCTTACCTCATCTATCAGACGTTCTGCCTGTTCGTCCGTAAGTGCCTCCTTGTCTTTCTGCGGTATACCTCCGCCTTCTGATGAAAGATAGAGTGTCGGATCTTTTCCAATCACACGACTATCGAGAGCCGCTTTAAATATCTATGACCGGGCCGCGAATTACGGAAGTATCATTGTCCCTTCTTGTAATCCTTATAATGCCGGCTGCATACTGACATCCTTGACCATTTCTACAATACGTATCCGCTACAGTCCCAATGGACATAATCACGTATTTCAGGCTCCCACAAAAAGTAATGTACCAAGTGAATGATATTCAGTTTTCAAGGAGCTGCTAAAGAACTTTTGTCCTTGCATGTATCAGTTTATGGAAATTATCAGATATTAACGATTACCGGATTGAAGAGCTTGCATATTCAATTTGAAGAGGATTTTCAATATTATTATGCAGACAAAAAACGACCACCCCCACATTACTGTGAGAGCAATCGTTCCCACACCTATAAAATCATCATTTGTTTTTCAACTTTATTAGAGACTTTGGAGACTTTGCATTGCCATCCCTATATATAACGCCTTCTTCTATCAGAGGATTTATAACTTCAACTAAAAATTGGCTCCTGCTTTTATAACTTGTAACTATCTGAAGTTCCTTCACATGCTTTGATCCTTCTGTTCTTAGAATCTCCAAAATCTTTTGTCTATCAGATAATTCATCTTGTACCACCGGCATTACACTATCTTCGTATATAAGATCAAATAACCGTAGATCAAGGAACCCGGGATAGATCAAAACTCCGGGTTGCAAATGTTCTGCACTGCCTTTATAACTTTCAACCATTGTTTGAAATCCTGTTCCACCACGCTCCATCAAATTTGCCATATCCAAACATGCCGCTATAATCGAATTTCTCCGGATAGAAGGAATAGAACCTACCGGATATCGATTATAGCTCTTTGGCAATAGCCATGACCCCGGGGACACAATATCAATCCGGTCAATATAGATGTCAACATCAATCTGTGTGCCGGCAATGGAATAATCTCGATGTGCAATCGCATTCACTAATGCCTCTCTAATGGCTTCTTTGGGATAGGCACGAACCTCTTCACGACCACCTGACTCCGTTTTTCGCCATCCGGTTCGTGTATTCCTCTCTATAAAGTTCAATGCATTTTTAAAAACTTTAGCTAAGGAACCTTTATATCTTCCACTGTCCAGCACTATGCCTGTTTTATCTTTTCCCTTCCAAGTCCGACAGCAAATTAACGAGTCATCACCATCATAGTCATCACTAAACATAAGAAAACCGGATTTTGCATACCCTTCCTTAGAAACGATTTCTTCATTTTGCAAATCCTTAATAGTAGGTATGGATGACTCTTCTCTGTATTCCCTGCACAAATCAAGATACTCTCTCCATTGATTTTCAGCATAAAGTATTTCACTTGTTTCATTATCAACCCCAAATTTTCTTTTGGATAATGAAATAATATCTTCCGGTGAAGCCGGGGTTGAATTTCCATCCCCTTTTATATATACAGTTTCGTTAAAATCTCCTTCTTTGTATCTCACAACAGAATCAGCTTGAATAACATTGACAGCTAAAACAAATTTCTCTGCATCTGCATCAACACTCCTCATCATATAGCGAATTTTTGCATGTGGGAAAATATGCCTATCATTAATTTTTGCTATCAATAATTTTGTTTTATCAATTTCATCCAAATCAATACCAAAAGCCTCCCCACTATCAGAGACTCCGACAAACATGGTTCCACCATTGCCATTTGCATATCCTACAATAGTTTTAGCCCATTTAATCGGTTTATCAGAGTTTAACCTTGCTTTATATTCATACTCTATATCCTCTGCAATTACATCCGGATATAATTCTTTTATTTGCATCCAAGTACCTCCAATATTCTTCTTATAAAACATACCAAACATTTCAGAACATTGCAATAACATTTCGGAACATTACGGACACATTGCGAAGCATTACGAATTTCAATAGATATTGTACACTGTCTCCTCAAAAAAATTCTAAATGCTTATTTTGCTATCCCAATAACATTACAAGACATTTCGGAACATTATTTTTCCATACTGATATCCGATACACAAGCAATCTCTACTAATAGTTCATGAGGACAGTTCCTTTGTCCCCCAAGAATGTTCCTTAGATGTTGAATACTTATAGGCGTTTGCTAAACGCCAAAAGCCGTATAAATACGACACTTTTTTGTTACTGAATATAAAAATCTTCTCTAGATTTGTGATGGTATGTAAAAAAGAGCTTCAACTCATTCTTCAACTTTAAAGAATGAGCTAACGCTCTATGTATCTAAAATTTGATTCATAAACAACAGATGCTAATAAATGATGACGCCTGATAACAAATTACAGCAGAATTTTTGGCAACAAAAAACCCCCGGAAACCATTGATTTTCCGGGGTTTTTTGATTCTTCCAAGTCTCGATTATCTCTTACAGAACTGTAGGTTGCCTATTTTATAGCTTTTTAAATAACTTTGTTACTAGTGAGTTTCTATCATTTATAAATAGGAAGAAACTCAAATTACTAAAAGTGCATTTTAATTTGTGCTTGCCTTCTCTGATTCATTCCTTAATACATCAATAGCTTTTGCTATGACAGGTGGAATCGGAATGCCCATCAACCCGGCATTCTCAATAATAGAAATACTTTCATTTACTACAAATGCAATTATAACTGCATCTTTTATGTATGTTGTATGCATGATTATATCAAGCCTTACTGCCACAAGAACAATCATTAGTGCAACACCTTTTCGGCATAGTCCCTTGAATCCTGCACGTGATTCCAAAGCACCATTCTCACTCTTCTTGCTCTTCTTAAAAATACCTGCAACAATCAATCCAGTCACATAATCTAACGCCATGAAAACAATAAGAGTGATAAGTGCATCACTCCAACCACCAAACGCCATTGCTACAAATCCTCCTACTACACCTACTAATGAATATAATACATTTGCTCTCATATAAACCATCCTTTCTACTCTGCAAGCCCGTATGTTTTTAAATCCGGACTCTCTGTATCAAATTTCTTCTGATATCTGCCATCTTCATCTACCCAATGATAAATATGCTTTTTATCATTCTTAACATAAACACTTCTTGCCATAACTCCTGATTTTGTCAGATAATATGACTCATCTGCTATATCAATCCATTGTCCTGAAAGCATACCTCCATCAGTGTTCATATAATACCAGTCATCGCCACTTTTGAACCAACCTGTCACCATATGGCCTGCTCCATCAACTACAAACCATCTGCCATCTGTAGTTATCCATCTATTCTTTTGCACTACTCCCTTGTTCTCATATATCCACTTACCATCAAACATCACCCATCCTGTGAAGCTGTTCTTTTGATGTAGCTTACATGCCTGATAAGCACACCAAGAAACAAATTGTTGACACCAATACAAGCCATTTTGACCATACCAGTGCCCATACTTAGTATAGTTCGACATTCCGGCATTAGCAGTTTTTTCTTCCAACATAGCATTACTTGCCTTCTCCAAGTAGCCTACTTCTTGCCTTGCTACAGCAACTAGCTCTTCTGCTGTACATGTTGAGTTACTAAAAAGAGGCATGCCAAAACCGTTGATTCTATTTTTTCCACCTACCTCACCTTCAGTAAATCGGTACTCCTTCCTCGCTACTCCACCACCATTACGCTCAAATGCGACTGCCGATGTATTACCCTCTATAGTATGAATTACATATGTATCATTAACCTTTTTAACATCTTCAACGATTCCGACATGAGCAACTCTGCCCTTTTCACCACTATAAAAGTAAACTACATCTCCAGGATGTGGAGTCTTGCCATAAGCCCGATTAAGGACAAAATAATCCTTACCAGTTGGAGTGAACTGGCTATATGAACCTCTTAGCAGTTTTTTTCCTGCTGAAAATGCACTATCCATTTTTTTCGCCTTTCTCTTTTTTTCTGTATCTCTGCAACTCTTGAAGCCATGCTGCAATTTGCAAATGCTCTGACTTGCACCTACTACATGCATCAGCCTCGCCTGCAACCTTTAATGCATGGTCTATTGCTTCCTCTAATGTCATATAATTATCTCCAATAAAAAAAGAGCCTAAGCTCTATTTTGTTTATTTAAAATGCTATTTCGGTATAAAAAATGCAAATTTCGTTATTAAAATCCTATTTTCTGTTATCAAGATAGCATTTTTTGTTATCAAACTACATCATCAAGTACTCATCAGTTTTCATAAACTCCTCAACGGCTGTTCTGTACTTCTCCGGTACTTCATCAATAGTCATTAAACCATGCTTAATTCGTGAAGCATAGAACCTTATATACACCTTTATTTTCTTCTTACTCATTGCCTTCTTCCTCCTCATCGCTGTTCATCAGTTCAACTAACATATTTGATAGAGCATCTATTCTACCGGTTAAGGTAGCCTCTATCTGCTCTAACTTTTCCATGGCTCTAAACATTAGTAATGCTTGTATCTGTGTAATAGCTCCAAGCTCATTTTTTATAAAAGTAGTAGTGATACCCTGTAGCTTTAGCCCTGTTATAGTCTCTTCTCCAACATCACTTTGCACTGTCATTACAAGCGTATTTGCATCTGTCAACTTATCCTTAAGCTCATCCAATTCTGAGAAATTATCAATCACTGTGACAAATGTATCACCGTAGTGCGTTGATAACTCAATTTCAGTTTTGTCCTTTAAAATCAATTTGCTCATTTTAGCCTCCTAATTTATAAATTCTATATAATTAACTACAACATTAGAACTAACA